AATCTTAACCAGATTCTACCAAAGGAATCTGTCTTTATAGTTTGATAGGCAGGAACACGCATTGCAGTGATTCCACCTTCTTGTGTTTTTACTTGATATGATGGGTCACCAACTGCAACACGAATAGTTTCCATTGCAATAGATGGATATACCTCATCACCTATTCTCATTAATAGTGGTAAACGTCTTACAACACCATCTATTTCTGGTACTGTATTTACAACACCAACACCATCTGCATTATCACCTAATAGTGGAATTGGGCCCAACATTCCATTCCATTCAAATAACCAAGGCAATGGGTCACCTATTTTAGCGACACCACGAGGCACTGCATTCTTGATTTGAAAGGTATCTTGTGAAGTTCCTGTCTGTGCAATAATAACACCGTTTTGGACAAGTGCTTCTGCCAAGTCCATATCACCACCAAGTCTATCCTGTTCTGAGAACAAAACTGGTAGAACAATTACACCTACACCAGATTCTCTTAACTTCCAAATGATATCTGCAATGACTGTTCTTTTCCAAGGCCATTGTCCATACTGTTCAATAGACTTTTCGTCTATCTCCAATATTGCAATATCAGATGAAGTTGTAGGTATGTCGTATTGCTGAACTAAATCGAATGATTTTAGTCGTAGAGTTTGTTTAACAAACGAGTCGTTCCAACCCCAAAAAGATATTACTGCAAGTGTAAGAAGTGCAGTTGTCCAGTGTGTAATCCATTTCATCCATCTATTTATAGTGAGATGGATTAAGCATTCTATCCCAACGAGGGCCTACACTTTCCCAATACACTGTACTCTCATTTGCATATGTTAGTACACCGTAAACCAGAAATCCAATTGCAGTTATAGCAATGATACTACCTTTCAGCATCACGATTATCCCAAGGTGCGTTCTCATAACATCCTGCTGGAAGAGTATCTTTGTAACTCACTCCTGCTTCAAACCCACTTTCGGTTTGTTTGATATATGCACTTTCAAAGGGCATCTCTCTTGGTTTACCCCAACACCTATTCAGCGCTTGGCCTGGGACTCTGTACCTTGGATTGTGTTTTAGGAAATCTCTAAGTTCAGCATTCTTTGCTTTGATTTGTGGAATTTTCCACGCATTGTAACATTTAGATGATGCAATGAAATCTATAGAATCAAAGTCACTACCTTTACGGTTTTCTTCAATACACTGTTTTAATACTTCATTATTAATGTTTGCACTTGCAATACTTGTCCAACAGACAAGTGCGAGCAACAGCAAACCTACTGCTATAAAATTCTCTCTCATTTTTACTCTCTCTCATTTTGCTCTCTTAGTATTGTGTTACTGAAACACTACACCCATTTGTATTGGTGCAGAACTGTGTAACACTGTATGAATTTAATCCTGTATCTTGCCAACTACTCCCTAGTTGTTGAGCATTAACAGTGACAGGCCCACCAGCATTAGTTACATCTATATTAGCAACATTACGCATTGACCTTTGATATACTATTACACTATTATCATCACCAGTTACACTGATGTTTGCTTCGACTTCTCCATAACTATCACTTTGGTGTTTTACTGTATTATCATCACCGTCAATCTCAATATTACTTTCTTTAAGTCCACCCCAATCCATAGTACTATATGGATGACTTCCATTACTATGGTTTGCAAAGATGTTTTGTGCTTTATTGCGGTCACCAACAATATCAATATTGGTTATATTTTCATTAGTATTATTTCGTCCAGTTGCATGTGCTACGACAACTGTGTTATCGTCACCAACTGTACTACTTGTTACAGTAGAATCATCACTTGCGACACCATCTGCCCAACCGTGTGCGTTACCGTTCATATCTGTACAATTTGAATCATTGTTGATAGCACAATATTGAAAGTAGTTGTCACTACCATCTTGAACTACAGTCAATTTAAGGTTATCGCCTGCTTGGTTCACATAAATTTCATTTGCAAATACTGGAAATGCAAATATTAAACTACTGAGACTGAATAACAGAAATTTCATTTCCCCCACCCTCTCCTATGTCATAGTCATAGGTTTCAAATGTCCCTTGTTGCACATCAAATGTATAATTACTATTCTTATTTAAATTAAACTCAAAAAAATTACCTGTACCATCATCTCTTCTGAATACCCAATTTGGAGATTGATCATACAATTCTAATCCTGTTTCTGGGTCTTTACCCAATTTAACTGTCGTTGTCTTTTCAAATTCACTTCTCATCTGAAGTGCCAACTGTTTGTTAAGTTGGTCTAATACATCATATAAAAATGCGTTTGCGAGATAATCTACATCCAAATCTGTAGTCCAAGTATTCTCGTCATCTACTTCTAATTCGTCTTTGTTCAACCCATCAAACTCTAAGTAATCTATACCCAAAAAGTCTGCAAGTTTTTTCGTTCTTTGATATTCTGCTTCTTCATCAAATTCCACTGGTTTTCTAACAATCAATAAATTACTAATCATAGATTCATCTATTGATAACTTCAGTGGGTCAGATGGTGCAGTCTTTTGCGTTGTCACAATCGTTGCCTGAAAGGCTTGATTCAATATTACCATTCCAACATCAGATTCTACTGTTATTTCCCCAACCACACAATTTCCATAACTGTTGCAACTAGGTAATAGAATAATCATACTAGAACCAGTTTCATCCACCGTCATGGAAAAGTCTGTGCCTCGAACACCAATAACTGCTGTTGGAGTTGTAATCTTCACATTCTGTCTGGAATTCTTTGCGATTTGTCCAGACGCATATCTTACAGTTCCAAATGATGATTTAAGTGATAATGAACCTGTCTTTGTATTAGGGTCATACACAAACTCATCAATAACTAATTTAGAATTTTCAGTAACATCAACTCGTGTTTCATCCAAAAACTCAATGGCAGTTCTACCATTTTTTGTTTTTACAACATCATAAGATTCGACATTGAAATCCTTTTCAATGCCTTCAATTTTATCACCACTCTTTCTTTCGATGTTAGTAACACCCTTCTGTTCTATCACATCCCCAATCTTAGCATAAGCGGGAAAGGATAGAATCAGAAGTATGCTAATCGCTCTGAGTAATATCGACATCAAAATCATCACCATCAATTGTAAGGTCTACAATATTATCTTTCACACCAGTTTGTGAGATATCAATAGTACCACCACCACCTGTTACGTCTAGTGTAATTCCATGTCCATGAGCATCACCATCACCAGTTTGAACAGTTGTTATCGCAACACCTTCATCATTGTTAGCTGAATTAGTTGACAAAGATGCACTATTGTCAAGTGCTACTGTCAAAGATGCAGACTTACCATTCACTGTTGAGTTAATAATGTTATTATCACCAGTAACAGTAAATGCTATTGTAGATGAATCTGCGTCAGCACTTGAACCAACTCTAAGTGTGTAGTCGTTATCATCACCAGTATTAGCAATGTTTAAAGTCACAGTATCACAATCGCCTGTAGCAGAACTTGAACAAAGTAAATCAACTTCGTTGTTATCACCAGTAAAAGTCCATGTACCAGTGTAAGTACTACCTTTAATAATTGCCGCTATAATATTGGCATCACCTGTTTGAGTTATACTAAATGTCATATCATCACCTGCTAAAGTGACATCAGTAGTTGAATTACCGATAACATTGTTTGTACCGTCTTGAACAACATCCAAGTCTAACCCATCTCCAGATTGAGTAATATAAATGTCATTACTGTATGCAATACCAGAGTACCATAACGAAAATAACATAACAAAAGAGGTGACTATGTAGTTTTTATGTTTCACCATCTTTCTCCATTTTTAGGGTTTCTGCGGTTTTAAACTTCCACAGAGATTTTTCTTCCCCTTTGGTTATTAATAAACGAACTGCTTCTTCAATTGCAGCTCGCACTGCATAATTTGTGGGTTCATTAACTGCTGAACCGGCTTCAATTTCTAATGCTTTTGTTCCCATATCTAAGAACCGAAATACATCAGCTCCAGATGCGTAACTAGCAATAGTCTTTTCGGTAGCAACACTCAATAATACTTCCCCTGTCTGAACAGAAACAATTCTCATTGCAACTGTTACTTGGTCGGTTCTGTATTGTGTGTCAGCACCAATACCGAAATATCTCGCCCCCATACCACCAGAAGTAGTATTGGAATCATAACCAACAACCCCACCTTCTAACAATAAACCAGCATACAATAAAGGTTTGAGATTTACTGCACTTTCTCCATCATAAACTTCTCTTGTCGATTTTATAATCTGTCTCTCTTTAACTAGATTATCTAATCCATTCCTTTCAACTACAGTAAACCAAGTTCCATCACCTGCTTTTTGTAGTGCATCAATTACCCAAACATCTGCTCCTTGGGTTACTGCGCTTGATAAATTACTGAACCGTTCACTAGGTTTACGTTGTCCAGTTTTATCAATAAAATCATAAACTGCAATGGTAATCTTTTTACCATCTAGTTTTGGTAGAATTACTAGTTGGTTTTGAATAGGTACACTAGTTACCGCTTTTGCGGGCTCCCAATCTGTTGGATGCATAGTTGCACATCCACTCATCAAAACCATTAATATGATTACGGCAATATTTCTCATTAGAATCCAAAACCAGTTATCGGAACAATTAATTCTGTAAAAGTCCCATCCTCTCCTGTAATTTGTATGGTTATTGTTCCAGACGTTTCATCTTTCACCCAATAAATTGTTGAACCATCTATCTCTGCTGTACCAGAAGTATCACCAGTATCAGTAAACATACTGTCTACCATTTGCTTAGACAATTGTGCATAGATACGAGACTCAACATTTTTAAGAAACTTTTGAATAGTTTCATTTTCTGCTTCTCGTTCAGCACGTCTTGCTTCTGCAGCGGCGTCATCTTCTATTTCTTTTTTACGATTGTGTTGTAGCTGTTCAATACTCAATACATGGGTACTGTAACCATTGCCACTAAATGAGGGGTTATCAAAACCAAAGGTTAAATCGGATGCACTACTCTGCGTTGTTATTATCAGACTTAGTAGACCCACTTTGGTCAAATTCTTTGCTAACTGAACCATATCTTGTCAATATCTCCTTGAGGTCGCCCGTAATAGGCTCCCCTGTCTTTTCATAGTGTTCTAATAACATGGAAAGTTTTGTGTTCAATCTTATCATGTCATTATCTAACATTCGGATTCTATCTACTAATGCAATCAGTGTTTTCTGTGCATCCCCAATTACAGGGTCGATTGTTTCAGTTACCCACTTCCATATGAAGAATACAAAGTATCCCATACCAAGTGCGGCAATAACAGGGAAACCAAAGTCTTTAATTGCGTTAACAAACTCAGCCTCCACTAATCTCTCCTTGCATCTTCTTTACCTTCATTCGCAGCTATACGGTCAATGTTTGGTTTGATTTTAAATGCATGACTCATCAAAACATCTATCTTCACCAAATCATTGTTCATAGTTTGCACACGATTATCCAGTGCTTGAATGATGTTCTTTAAAGAATTAACACCGCCCGTCACACCTTTTAATATGAAGCTAATCGTTAGAAACACGAAATATCCTGCCGCCAAGGCGCCAGCAATCGGGAATCCAACATCTTGTATTAGTGTCAGAAAATCCATCTTTTTATTATGTTGGGGAGTGTAACCCAACTCTCTCTCACTCGATTTCTTGTGATAATTATCACCTGTCTATTTAGGTGCCATCGTATTTAGGCTGCCCAAAAGTATATAATTATATATGAAAATGTGTTGTGCAAGAAACAAAAAAAAAGGGTCAACACCGAAATGTTAACCCTTTCCCCAATCCTAAGATTGTACTCTACTACTACCTGGCCCTTTCAGTGTGAATCCAATTCAACCACCAAGGATACATCGTCCAGTATACCTTATTCCACGTTACTCGTTAGCAAGTTTCTCAAAGTACGACATTGCATCGTCATCATCATTACTTGAAGCAGAGAATGGTGCGGTTTGTGGTTCTGGTGTTGGAGTAGACGCTGGTGGAGTGAAATCCACAGTATCTTCTTCAACAATCGCTGCAGCTGTTTTTGCAGTTGCAACTGTTCCAGACAAAACGGCATCTAGTCTTGCTTTCAACTCATCATATGATTTGAAATTACTAGGAGCTGTGAAATCAGCGAGTGAATGACATGAACCATAGATTTTCTCTAGTTCTTCATCCGTTGGTTTTAGTTGTACCGGCTTGTCAAACTCTGACTTATCATAGTTCCAATATCCGTCAACCTTACGAATTTTCAGTTTGAAGTTCGCACCTTCCCATAAATCAAATGGGTTGATAGGAGTTTCATCTGCAAATTCTGGTTGCATTGATTCCATGATTTTGTCATAGATTTTCTTACCATAACGGTACAGCATAACCTTACCATTGTTTTCTGGATTCATTGTATCCTCAACAACGTAGATGTTTGAGTAGTATTGCAATTTACGTTTCTGTTTCCTTGCAATCTCTTTGTCTGACTCTACACCAGAGTTCCACAATGCAGAGTTATACTCTGACACAGGGTCATTCTGATTCATAGTAGTCAAAGAGTTCTCAATGTACCACTGTCCAGTAGGGCCTTGGAATGCATGATTCCATAAACGTACCCAAGGAAGTTCCTCACCAGTTGGTGCAGGCAAGAATCTGATTACGGCATAACCGTTACCCGACTTGTCTACAACAGGTTTCCACAGACGTTCATCTGTATAAGACTTCTTTTCTGTGTTGGGTGTTGCGTCCTTTTGGACTTGTTGTAACAGTTTATCCAGACTGTTCTGGTTTCTTAGTGCTGAAATTGACATATATTTTCTCCGTATGTTTTTCGTATGTTAAAGTATTTCACGTTATTCATTATATAACATTATTTATAATACATTAAAAGGGCCATGAAGTCAATAGTTTTTTGAAATTATAATGACTTTAATAATGGAAAGACTTTTGCAATCTCTAATGCACATTTCTGTGCAACTTCCATATGCTCTTTTTGTGTTCCGTTCTCAGAACGTAACTCAATATAATGTACCCATGAACGTAATGTACCATTCATGTAAAGTCGTGTCTTAGTCAAACCTTCTGGTAAGACAGCACGTGCTTGTTCTTTTGCGATACCATTCTCAATTGCCCATTCGTAGCATGCTTTCGCTTGATTAATGATACCATGTTGTCTACGTCCCCATTCAGTAATCAAGTCTTGCATCTTTGCATTCTCTTGAATAGATGGGTCAGTTTCAATCTCAATTGAATTTTGACGATTCTGTGTATCCTGTAAACGGCATTCTCTAATCACCATTTCATTACCCATTGCAGATGGTTCTGCATATCGTTGACTAAACTCTTGGAAAGAGAATGAACGGTGTCGAACAATCTGATGTGCAATGTCTCTGGTTGTCTCTACTTCTAAGCAGACGCTAACCATCTCCAATGGTGACCAATGCTTGTGTTTACATAGATATCGTATGAGTTTTTCACTCGTTTCGTGTGTGGCTTGATTCGATGGATTGGAGACACGGGCGCAATACGCCACGAGTTCCTGTAAGTTGTCACCGACATAGAGTTCTCCTTCTTGTGGTTGACTATATGATATAAGTCTTGCTGTAGTCAGCATTCTATTAATTCCTTGTTCTTCAGTCACCATCATTATCCTTGTTTCGTGTTTCAAAATCCCAACCAACTTGGTTGAGTACTAGGGGGAAGTCATAAATCATTTCTTTGATTTTGCCATTAACTATTGTTTCAATTTTCCACTTAGTGTGTGACAGTCTTGTTGTTTTCATAACATCTCCGTATCAATGAAGCAGTTTATTATCTTACTTAGGATATTGTCCTAGTTACCTTTTTGGCGGTAACGTGGACGATATGATGTTGGTTTTATATTTGCAATCTCTTGCAAACGCTGGGTAACTTCTGCATCACGCTTTTGCAGTTCTGCATTGTCCCCTTCCAACACCTTCACACGAGCGACTAGTTCTTGCATTTTTGCACGAAAGAAGTCTCGTTCCCGAATGAGTTCATCTGACATTAGAATGTCTCCTTTATCAGCTTGAGTAGTTGCGATTTACATTTCTCTTTATTATATGAGAGAAACACTCCGTACTTAACGATTGCTCGTCTTACATCTGGCCAAATTAAATCATCTTTCATATCCTCATCATGCTGTTTGACATATGATACTAACCCTTGTAGGATTACCATCGTTTCTAACCGTATCCTCTTTGCGAGGAAGTTCTTTAATAATACACTATGTTGCCCATTATTGCAAGAGAAAATTGAATTAAAATCTTCAACTTGTGAAAATAATAGCGACATATCATTCAAAAAATTATATGACAAAGACTGTTTATTCTTACTCCATTCCATATAGTTCTCCTCTGAAAATTCACCTATATATCCTTTTGGTGATTTCACGAAATTCGCTATGAAATAGTCTATTGTCTTGTCATCGTATTTTCTTGCCGTCTTGGCGAAAAAGTTTCTGTCCCTTCTTTTTAGGAATGATGCTTTGGTTGCTGAGGTTTTACCCCCATACTTTTTGTAGTCGTAATCTGTGGTGAAATGAAGTTTCAGACCAAGATACATTTGATAGCATTCCCACGCTTCCATTGGATTTACCTATACTGGTAGTGTTGCTACTCTAGGCAAGAAGTTTAATTCTCTTGCATCTGCTTCTATTTTTTCCTTGAGTGGTTTGGAGATTAAAGGTGCGACTGCATCTGGCTCCATTTGGTGTTTTTCACAGTAGTCTAGTATGGCATCCATATAAGTTGTTTGACCCAAACCAGCACTTACCATCTTTTCAATTTTCAATGCGAACTTCTTAGGTGTCATCACTGCAAGTTCTTCTAAGTTATTTTTCATTACAAACTCCATGTTAAGGTGAATGGGGAGAGTGAAAGGATACTCTCCCCACCCATTAAATTAAGCAGAGCCAGTGTATAAGTACTGGGTGCAAGAACAGTCTAACCGTTGGACTGCATGGACGTATTGAGGCGTCACCCTTTCAATCTGATTCTGAAGTACATCAAAATCTTTTCTTTGCGTTTTCGCTCTTCCTTCAGTTTGCGATAACACCATGCTTGATATAAAGTCATAGCACTCTCCCCTTTAAGGTTAAGTACGTTCCTTCGCATTATGCTACTTCCGTCCCAAAGGGATGAACGAGAATAAGGTGAGGATGTTTCTGTTTACAAGTACACCCTCAAAACTCAGTGCGATTAGGCCGCTAAGGCGTAATCCACAGGAACATAATTGTCGTTTGCAATTATAGTTTTTGACCATTTACGGAGTCACCCGACAATTCTAAACTTTCCTATTCCTACCTGTCGAACCTAGTTCGCCCCCATCATAAACACTCGTTGTTCCCGATAGATACTTTGGAATTTTAGCATCTGCTTTACGGTTTCTTTCTTTAAAATAGTCTCTTGTTATAACAACAAGTTTTATATTAAGTAACCATTTAAACATTTACTTCTCCAAGTGTTTATGGTGGAGGCGATGGGTACTGCCCCCATGTCCAGATTAGTATTCAGTCTGCGTCAACCAAATTGTAATATATTTATACCACATTGACTTTTAAATGTCAAGAGGCAATTGAACCTACTGGTTTACAAATGTATTCTACAGAATCCCAACTTCCATCAGATGGTATTTCTGAATGTAAAACCAAATGTTCTTCACATAAACTTTTATTTTCAAACCACTGCACATCCTGTTCAATACATGTAGAACCAGAACACACTGTTAAAAACAAATGCCAAATAATTGGAATGATATCTGTCATGTACTTGTACCTCTAGATAGTAGTTCTATATGTCCACTACCTCTTCCAATAATACATGCCATGTTAGAATCTTTAGGAAATTCTAATAAAGTCCATGTTCCAGTTTCTTCATTCGTAGCAATAACCCATTTACTTGGCACCAATGATGGTACTTCGCCAGGCAATACAAACATCCCATCTAAAACTATAGTTGGATATTCACCTCTGGATGCTGCAATTTGCATTACCTCTTCTGGCAATGCACAGACAGTTGGTTTCTCTGTCCAATATGGTGCAGTTACAGCTGCAGTACTAAACAGTAGCGCTGGTAGTACTGACAACATCATTATTAGTTTTTTCATTTTCCTTAACCCACTCTTCTGTAAACTGGTCGATTGTATCAACCAAGTCTTGAAGATAGTCATTTTTGTCCTTTACAAATTCTTGGACAAGTCCATCTTCAGTTACAACAAGAATAACGATTTGGTTAATCTCAATTCCTGTTCTTTCTTGAAACATCTCTGCATAAGCAGATGCTTGCATGTAGTACTCAAAATTATAATCTTCTTTACGTTCTGAACGAGAAGTCTTAAAGTCGATGATAGATGGAACACCGTTCCATTCTGCAATACAGTCTACTCTTCCAGCAACACGATACTTCTCACTCCACAATCCACACTCTTGTGCGTAAATATTATTTACTGATTTTTCTAGAGTTGGTTTTAGTTGTGAGAACAAACACCAAGGTAAGAATGACTGTTCTTCTTTGACAACATCTTTATTGTTTAAGAAGTCCTCACACATGTGGTGAACAGCAGTTCCACG